ATCACGCAAACCTCTAATGTCGTAGATGCGTTTAATCTACTGCCATCGTCCTCTTACATAGTGTACGATAGTGGTTACAAATACATGTATGACAAGTATGCAGATGTTTATCGTTACGTACCACTAAATGGTGATATGGGCGGATTATGTGCTAATGCAGATAAAGTTGCCGATCCTTGGTATTCTCCTGCTGGATATAACCGTGGACATGTTCGTGGTGCTATTAAACTCTCTTACAACCCGAAGAACAGTGAAAGGGATCAACTATATCGTGCCAGAATTAATCCTGTTACGAACTTCCCAGGCCAAGGTGTTTTACTCTTTGGTGATAAAACTGCTCTTTCCAAACCTAGTGCATTTGATCGTATTAACGTACGCCGATTGTTCTTGGTACTTGAGAAGGCGATTGCTACTGCTTCTAAATATCAACTCTTTGAATTCAACGATGAATTTACAAGGGCGCAGTTTAGGAACATGGTAGAACCTTTCTTGAGGGACGTACAGGGAAGACGAGGAATCTTTGACTTTAAGGTAGTCTGTGATTCATCTAATAATACAGGTGAAGTCATTGATCGTAACGAGTTTATTGGTGATATTTACATCAAACCAGCCCGTTCGATCAACTTCATTACCCTAAACTTTATTGCAGTACGAACTGGTGTTGCATTTAGTGAGGTAGGAGGTTAACCATGGCTAATATAGATGACTTTAAAGCAAACTTACTTGGTGGTGGTGCTCGTGCCAACCAATTTAGGGTAACGATTACTCCGCCCCCAGGCATTGCAATTGGATTAGATGTTCGAAGAACTTCTTTTCTAGTAAAATCGGCAGCTCTTCCTGCTCTATCTCTTGGTGAAATCGGTATTCCATTTCGTGGACGACAGATTTTCATCGCTGGTGACAGAAATACTGCTGAGACTTGGGACGTAACTTTCCTTAATGATACGGACTTTATGATCCGTAACGCTATGGAGAGATGGTCTAATGGAATTAACGATCTTGCCAATAATACTGGTGTGGTTGCTCCATCTGATTATCAGAGTGATTTGACTGTAGAACAGTTGGATCGTGATGATGCGGTACTGAAGTCTTACATCTTTAAGAGTGCTTGGCCGACTGCTGTTTCAACAATTGCGTTGGATACTGCTGAAGCTACTGCGATTGAAGAATTCTCAGTCACGTGGAGGTTCCAACACTTTGAAGCCTCTGGCGTAAACTTCTAATTATAAACCTACTAAATAGAAGTAGGAGAAAATTAGTATGGCAGAGTTATTCGGATATAGTATAAAGAAAACCAAAGATCAGGCGTTGGGTAAAGATGAGAAATCATTTGTATCCCCAACGTCTGACGATGGTGCTGTAGAGGTTGCCGGTGGCGGCTTCTTTGGACAAGTATTAAACACTGACGGAAGAGAAAAAACTGAGATTGATCTCATCAAGCGGTATCGTGACATTTCCCAGCAGGGAGAGTGCGATACTGCTGTTGAGGACATCATCAATGAAGGTATTGTGGCCAATCAAGAAGATGTGCCCGTACATATTTCATTAGACAGAATTCCTTATTCAGATAAAATCAGACGCAAAATTAGAGATGAATTTGACGAAGTATTACGTTTACTTGATTTCGGAGTCAAGGGGCATGATGTTTTCCGTAGATGGTACGTAGATGGGCGCCTTTTCTATCACAAGGTTATTGATACGAAAGACCCTCGCAAGGGCATCACAGAATTACGTATGATTGATCCCACACGGATCAAAAAAGTACGAGAAGTAAAAAAGAGTCCAGACCCTAAGACGGGCGTTGAAATGGTACGTTCTATCGAAGAGTATTTTGTATTCAATGATAAAGGTATTGAGAAAGCTGGTCTAGCAGGCTCTGGCGCCAACCAAGGAATTAAGATAGCATCAGATTCTATCACTTATGTTCCTTCTGGTCTAGTTAATCAAAACACAGGAATGGTAATGTCTTATCTACATAAGGCAATCAAACCTGTTAATCAGTTGCGTATGATTGAAGATTCATTAGTTATCTATCGTATCTCACGTGCGCCTGAGAGACGTATCTTCTATATTGACGTTGGTAATCTACCAAAGGTTAAAGCAGAACAGTATCTTAAAGACGTTATGAACAGGTATCGTAACAAAATGGTATATGATGCATCTACTGGAGAAATCCGTGATGATCGTAATCATATGTCTATGTTGGAAGATTTTTGGTTGCCACGGCGTGAAGGTGGTAGAGGTACAGAAATTACAACTTTGCCAGGCGGTTCTAATCTTGGAGAGATTGATGACATTACCTACTTTCAGAGAAAATTATATCGTTCACTTAACGTGCCGATTTCAAGACTTGAATCCGAAAGCGGTTTCTCTCTCGGCCGATCAACTGAGATCACTAGGGATGAACTTAAATTCACTAAGTTTGTACAGAGAATACGGAAGAAATTCACTCCCCTATTCACTGACATACTCAAGACCCAACTACTTCTCAAAGGCATTATAGCTCAAGAGGATTGGAAAGCTCTTCAAGAACACATTTCATATGATTTCCTAGAGGATGGTCATTTTGCCGCTCTTAAAGAATCAGAGTTACTTGAAGATCGTATTAATCAGTTAGGTACTATTGAACCTTATATCGGTACATTCTTCAGTAAAGAGTTTGTTCTGAAGAAGGTATTACATCTTAATGATTCCGAAATTCAAACAATGCGGGATCAGATTAAGAAAGAGACAGAAACCGATCCAATGGATGGTGGAATTATTCTACCGCCAGGTGGTGACGGTATTCAACGTATTCCTGTTGATCCAATGGGAATGCCAATTGATCCGAAAATGCCTGCCGATGATAGGGCTAAGGCTGCAATGGGACTTGACCCATCAGCACCGTCTGTAACACCAACCGTTAAACAACCAGCGCCGGGTGCTGCTGGATCAGCTACTGACACACCGAACGCTTCTGGTGACAAGTAATTAATTATTAAAGGAGAATAAAATGAGTAGAGAATTTGTAGATGCCACAATGAATGGTGATAACTCTAAAGCAGAAGATGATTTCAAAACATCTATTGCAGCTAAAGTTGGTGAAGTACTTGAACTTAAACGTCGAGAATTGGCTAAGAGTTTTGTAGGTACGCACGAAAAGGCGGAAAACGATGCTTAATTTCGTAGAGATTTACGAAGAAACCGTTGTGGAAAAGGACGAACATAAGAAATCCAAAGCGTATAAGGGATTATCTCCTAAGATGCGGAGTGCTGTCGATGATATTTTCAAAAAAATGGAAGCTAAGCCGACAGATTTCCTAAATAGCTTTGAAAAAACAATTAAAGACGTTTCTAAGAAACATAATGTAATGAATAAGGATGTTATGAATTACTTTGAGAAAGAAATGTTAACGATCTAGGAGAAGACTAAATGGCGTTAGTTCTACAGACAATTAGTGACAGTGATTTTGAACACACAGTAAAAGTCACCACTACGGGTACGACCAGTACAGCTGTTATTGCAGATGTCTCTGAACTCAAAGGCGATGCTACTAACCCACGTGTTTCAATTGTAGGCGTTACATGGTCAGTCGGGTCTGTTACCAATATTGAGTGGAACGCCGATTCAAATGTCGTTGCACTATCTTTAACTGGAAACGGTTCTTGGACAAATATATCTATACCTAATAATGCCGGCACTGGAGTTAACGGTGATGTTCACCTTTCAACCGCTGGGGCTTCTGTTGGAACTGTTATACTACACCTTAGAAAAGTATCTGGATGGGATAATATCGTATAATGCTTAACGCACACACACATACAGAAATAGATAAGGCAGTTATTCGCAGCCAACATACTCAGCGAAACTGGGATTTGAATCAAAACATTCCGAAGGCTGATATTAAGACACTACTACATGCAGTAACTAATTGTCCTAGTAAACAAAATATTGCATTTTACAAGGTACACTTTATTCAAGACCGTGACATAATTGAAGAAATTCATGAGAACACTTACGGTTTCGGAACAACTAAAGGCCGAAAAGGTGCTGATTATGACGCTAGTGAGGTTCGTGAGACGGAGACAAATCCGCAGACCCTAGCTAATTTATTGGTGATTTTTGAAGACTATAATTATTTAAACCACTTAGAAGGTGACATTCACAGAAATCAGGCAACTAGAGAGTATGTAATGAATGGTAAGTTGAGTGATGACCGACAGGCTGAACTTGACAGAGATAAACAGATTGCAGTAGGTATTGCTTCTGGGTATCTTAACTTAACTGCTTCTTTGATGGGATACAAGACAGGGTGCTGTCAGTGTATGGATCAAAAGGCAATACAAAATATTGCTTTACTGGAAGAGAAACCCATTCTGTTGATGGGCGTAGGATTTCCCCAAAAGGGTGTAAGTCGGCGTCAACATCACGTAAGGGATTTCAATTTCGTAACAAAGAAAAAACAACCTATCAAATATAAGATATGGGATTGAACTTAGGAAGAGTGCTATGGAAAACGTAAAATTATTTTCTGAACAAGTCGAAGAAGTAGAATACATTACCGAAGCCAATGACAGCGGCGGTAAGAACTACAAGATTCGGGGCATTTTTCTACAGGCGGACATTAAAAACCGTAACGGACGTATATATCCAATGGAAGTTCTTGAAAAAGAAGTCGGTAAGTATAATAAAAACTTTATCGGCGAGAAAAGGGCATATGGGGAGCTCGGACACCCAGACGGCCCAACAGTGAATTTAGAAAGAGTTTCACACCTAACTACAAGCTTAGAGCGAGATGGAAAGAATTTCATAGGGGAGGCGAAGATTATGAAGACCCCTATGGGAGAAATTGTGAAATCCCTTATGGATGAGGGATGTAAATTAGGTGTATCGAGTCGAGGGATGGGAAGTTTAGTTTCAAAGGGCGGTGCTAATTACGTCAAGGATGATTTTTACCTTGCTACTGCTGCTGATATTGTTGCTGATCCTTCCGCACCAAATGCCTTTGTTGAAGGTGTTATGGAAGGAAAAGAGTGGGTATGGCAGAATGGCGCACTAATTGAATCTCATCTTATCGAATTAAAGCAGAAATTCGATGTAAAACAGCGGAATCGTAACGCAAACGTGGAGGCTTTGGAGTTTGCAAAGTTTCTTAAAAGACTATAATTTATAAATAAATATTACAAAGAGAAGGAGACATCCTATGTCCGACGAAATTGAACAAACCATTGAGGAACTTGAAGCGGAAGTCCTTGCAGAACTAGAGGAAGCATCAGAAAAACCTCTGGGTAAAGCAATTGACTTAGGCCTAGGTTCTAATAATGCTGACGAAACAGTCAGTAACGCTAAGAAACCAGCACCGAAAGTTGCTGGTGCCGACAACGCAGAGTCAGTTGAGGGCGAGAAAGCTCAAGACCTCGGCGGTGCGAAACCAGAAGCTAGTGTAGAAAAAGGCGCTGACGAAGACCGATCTGAGAAAGAGATTGGTAAGAAGGCATCTGCTAAAGCTTCCGCAACGAAAGACGCCCAGAATAAGGGTGCAAAACAGGAGCCTAAAGTGAAACAAGGAAGTTCAGGCGAAGCTACGCCAGGCGAAAGCCAGAAACTTGCAGCGTCTCATGTTCCCGAAGGAGACGAGGTTCTTGAAGAAGCACCAAAACTTACTAAGGCGCAACACATTGAGAACATTGCAAAGATGAAGAAAGGCGACATCGAAGAGATGCTTGCTGCTCATACATCTAAACTTGCTGAAGCAGACAATGCAGAGTCCGAAGAGGAACTTGCTAAACTTAAAGCTGCTAAGGAAGAGATTGAAGAAAAAATTAAAAATATCAATGTCAAAGAAGATGTTGATGCACTTGTTGACGGGGAAGACCTGTCAGAAGAGTTTAAAGCAAAAGCTGCAACTATCTTTGAGGCCGCTGTCAAATCAAAAATTCGCTCAGAAGTAGAACGTATTGTTGAAGAGTCAGCTTCTCAAAAGGATGCAGAGGTAGATACCTTTAAGGAAGAAATGACTGACAAGGTTGATACATATCTAAATTACGTAGTGGAAGAATGGACGAAGGAAAATGAGTTGGCAATCGAACGTGGCCTAAAGGGCGAGATTGCAGAAGACTTTATTTCTGGACTGAAACAGTTATTTGAAGACCATTACATCGATGTGCCTGATGAGAAATATGACGTTCTCGAAGCACAGAGTGAAAAGATTTCTGAACTAGAAAGTCGTTTGAATGAGGAGATTGAAAAGAATGTTCAGTCTTCCACGAAGACTAACGATCTAGTTCGTGAAAGTGTCATTTCTGAAGTTTCCGTGGATTTGGCAGATACCGAAATTGAAAAGTTTAAGTCCCTTACCGCTGATGTTGAGTTTACTAGTGAAGAGGCTTTCAAAGAGAAACTTAATACTCTCAAAGAAAGTTATTTCCCTAAACAGGATCAGGCAAGTGACGTAACTACTCTAAATTATGAGGAAGAAAGCACCGCTCAGGACATTGATACGACAGATAGTATGCGTAAGTATATGTCTGCTATCAGTCGTGATCAAAAGGCGAGTGCATAATATTATTATAACAGATGTAAAATAAAGGAGAAACTAATGTTTCAGACAGAACATCTTCAAGAAAAGTGGCAGCCAGTCCTAGAACACCCCGATCTTCCAAAGATTGAGGATTCTTACAAGCGTGCTGTTACTACTCTAATTCTAGAGAACCAAGAAAAGGCTATGAGAGAGGACGCTTCGTACCTCTCAGAAACTGCTCCTGTTAACGCCATGTCTGGCGGACAGATGGACACTTGGGATCCAATTTTGATCTCTTTGGTTCGTCGTGCAATGCCAAACCTAATCGCTTATGACGTTTGTGGTGTACAGCCAATGACGGGCCCAACTGGTCTGATCTTTGCTATGCGTTCTTCGTTCATCTCACAAGATGGCGCAGAAGCACTCGTTGATGAGTCAATGCCCGATATCTCTAACCAAAATGCTGCCAGTACTATCGGTGGTGGTGATGTTGGTGCTACAGAAACTAACCCTGCTGTTCTTAATGACAGTCCTTCTGCTGGTACGTATGTAAGTGCTACTGGTATGACGACTGCTCAGGCTGAAGCACTGGGTGATTCTGGTGCAAATGCTTTCGGTCAGATGGCCTTCAGCATCGAGAAGTCCACGGTTACTGCTGTTACACGTGCCCTTAAAGCCGAGTACACAATGGAACTTGCACAGGATTTGAAAGCAATTCATGGTCTAGACGCTGAAACTGAGTTGGCAAACATTTTGTCTTCTGAGATTCTTGCTGAAATCAACCGTGAAGTTGTTCGTTCGCTTTATGTTACTGCTGTTGCAGGCGCACAGGTTAATACGACAACTGCTGGTATCTTTGATCTTGACACCGACTCTAATGGTCGTTGGTCAGTTGAGAAGTTTAAAGGTCTTATGTTCGCTATCGAACGTGATGCCAATGCGATTGGTCAACAGACTCGTCGTGGTAAGGGTAACATGTTGATTGTATCTGCTGACGTTGCAAGTGCATTGAACATGGCTGGTGTACTAGATTACACTCCTGCTCTTA